GAAAGAATGGATAGGGATATTTGATAATTATATCTCTCCAGGAATGTGTGAAGAAGCTATAAAATATTTTGAAAGACAAAATAAATATAATAAAATTTATGACAGATTTTCAACAGAAAGAGCAGGTAACCGTACTAAAAAAGATCTTGCAACCAGCATTGAACCTGAAGAAATTCTTGGGGATCACACTGAACTAAAAACAATGTTTGTTAATTTTGATCTAGCGTTAAAAATGTACATGGAAAATTTAGATGTTCAAAATGATTTTGATCCTTTAAATTATACAAATGTAAAAATTCAAAAAACAGTGCCTACAGGGGGTTATCATGTATGGCATGTTGAGTGGGGTCCAGGACTTGGAAACGAAGGTTTTAGAAGATTTTTAACTTATATGATTTATCTTAATGATGTAGATGAAGGAGGAGAGACAGAGTTTTTACATCAGTCAGTTAGAGTAAAACCAAAAGCAGGTAGAATAGTTATATGGCCTGCAGCTTTTCCGTACATGCATAGAGGTAACCCACCTTTGAAAGGTGAGAAGTATATTATAACTTCTTGGATATTATCTGGTTAAATTATTAAGAAGA